GCTCAATATTTCATCAATAAAAATAAAGAACAGTCTGAAAAGTCTCCCAATGACTGGTTTAATGCTGGTTACAATCGTGGATTTGCTCTTGCAATCAACAAGGTTAGTCATATTATAGGGATAGATTTAGAGGAAGCAAAAAGTTTAAAGATCTTTTGTGATGATTAGTATTAAAATCACACATTTAAGAGGAGAGATAGATATGAATGGCTACATAGATTTTAATTTAATAAAGAAATATCCAAACAAATACAATTTAACCCCATCGAACATCGAAAAATTAAAGATATTGAATTGGGAAGAACTGAAAAAGTATTTACGTCATAAGATAGTTTTGAAGGATGGTGTATGGTGGGAACATTTTGAAGGTTGTAATTTTGATAATGATAAATATGATGATTATTCTCAATTCCGGATAGCTTTTAATGAGAAAAGTAATAAAATTATTTGTGGGTTTACAACATATTTTGGCTGTAAAGATTATATATTCAACGAATTTTATAAAATTAAGGATATTGAACAGGAACGCGATTTATATGTGCAAGTCAACACAATTAAATATTTGAATATGTTACTTGATAAAGGTATTTTAGGATTTGATAACCCCAAAAGTGAAATAATAGATGAAAAACAAGAACTTGTTATAGTTCCAAGTCTTACAAGATTTACGGGAGACTTTTGTGATGTAGATTATAGTACATATAAAAATATTATTTTAGACTCCATTAGAATTAGCACAATCGACAAAAATAATAAAACCAAGCTTATTCCATTTGATATTAAAATCGGCGGAAAAGGTGGCTGTAGAATTGTTCCAAGTTTAAGAGCGGACGAATATTTAATGAGTTATCAACGTGTAACAATGGGATATAAACTTAAGTTAGATAAAGATAATACAAATACCTATACAGGACATAAATTGTTTATTGATAATACTTTAGGATATGGCGAAATTGAACTTAGATAAAATAAAGGAGAATAACATTATGAAAGATAACAAAATAAAATTTACAACAAACGAGTCTGATGATTGGTCAATTCTTCAATGTGGAGATTTTAAAACATGCAATCATCAAATTTCTAAAGAAGAATGGGTAGAACTACTAAGATATCTTGGACATGAAGTAGACTACAAAGAGATTTCAGATGAAGATATGCAGGAATTGATGTAAATGGATACTGATTTGATATATGATGCTATTGATGTGATTGAGATATTGTGTGATTGCATAAGAGACGCGCCAGCAAGTTGCGATGCATGTTACTTAAATGAATATCCTGAAACATGTAAAGCAAATAGAGTTATTGAGGAATTTGAAAAATATAGAAATGAGAATAACTAACGAATTATATTTTTTAATGGATTACATCAATACATAGAAATGGAGAAATCAATTATGAAATGTTTGATAACATCGGCAACGCTTATGGACATAGCCCAGAAGAAATGTTAAGGATATATTATAAGCTAAAAAACTTTAATCCTATTGTCGTAAGCGAAAGCTGGCGTCTTATTATGATTGAAGTTGAAAATTTACAACAGTTAATTGATAATTTGAAATTTCCACTTATAATAGACCGAGCAAGAAAGAAGGATATTTCCTATGGCTGGTTGATAAAAAAACATAATATCAAATATGATATAACAATTTATGATGATTATATAGAGTAAATACAAAAATTTAACTTTTAACTCAATAGAGCAATTCTGCTCAAAATTTCCGGAACAAATAGAGAATATATTATCGTAGCTACAAAACAATATTTAGAAAGGATATAGGTTTCTTGCAAGATAACAATATTGTACCATTCTAAAGAAAATAATGAATAGTCAAGAAGTATTATATAGCAAGGGGAGCAATGATGAGTGTATGACTCCAGACTATGGGGTTGTACCAATATTAAAATATATTCCTCAAGATGCAATTATATGGTGTCCATTTGATAAAGAAGATAGTGAATTTGTAAAACAAATACGAGAAATGGGCAATAAAGTAATTGCAACACATATTGACAATGGACAAGATTTTTATACATATGAGCCCACTGAACATTGGGATTGTATTATTAGTAATCCGCCATTTACAAACAAAAGGCATATATTTGAAAGGGCATTGAGTTTCAATAAACCATTTGCATTAATTATGAGCAATACATGGCTTAATGATTCTGCCCCAAAACAATTATTTAAGAATAAAGATTTACAGTTGTTAATGTTTGATAAACGAATGAAGTTTAAAAATAATGGCGAAATCCAAAATAAAATAACATTTAGTAGTAGTTATTACTGTTGGAATTTTTTGCCGAAACAAATTATTATGGAAGAATTAAAAATTCATTAAGAAAGGATAAGAATGTTCACAGTGAGTAAACCTGCGCAGGTACTAATTAAAGGTGAACAAAATTGAAAAATACATACATAAAAAGTCCACTTAATTATGTGGGTGGAAAATATAAATTACTTCCACAAATTATTCCGTTATTTCCAAAGAAGATTGATGCATTTGTTGATTTATTTGGTGGTGGATTTAATGTGGGCATTAATGTAAATGCCAATCGTATTATTTATAACGATTTAGAAAATCACGTAGTAGAACTTTTAAAATATTTTAAAGACAAGGATACTAACGACTTGTTATCCGAGATTGACAAATTAATAGATAGGTTTAATCTATCAAAGGAAAATGCCGAAGGGTTTAATCAATTGAGGGAATATTATAATGAAGAGAATAATAACCCCATTGTGTTTTATACAATGATTTGTTATGCGTTTAATTATCAAATTCGATTTAACCAAAATGGAAAATACAATATGCCATTTGGTAAGGATAGAAGTAGTTTTAATCCGTCTTTACGACAAAAATTTATTGCATTTTCAGAAACTTTACATGAAAAAAATGTTTTCTTCTCTAACATTTCGTTTGAAAAGTTTAATTTTGATGAACTGAAGAAAGGCGATTTTGTATATGCTGATCCGCCATATTTTAATAGTGTTGCATCATACAACGAACAAGGTGGCTGGAACGAAGAACGTGAAAAAGCATTATTAATGAATTTAGATGAGCTAAACCAAAAGGGAATATACTTTGCTCTCAGCAATAATCTTAAATATGATAACCCGTATTTAGATGAATGGAAAGATAAATATAATGTACATTATTTGAATGGCGATTACAGTAATTGTAACTATCATAAGATTGACAGAAGTAAAGATTGCGAAGTATTAATTACAAACTATTAAAGATAAAAAGACAAGAGGTATCAGATTTGAAAAATACAATAGAAAAAGATTGGACAGGAAACAAGAACAGTGTCTTCAAAACATTAGGTGCAAGTAACCACACTGATAAAGAAAGACAAAATGAAGATTATTATGCAACTGACCCTATAGCAATAGATGTTCTTATCAGAGATGGTAAGGTAACATTTGATAAACCCATTTGGGAATGTGCTTGTGGACGAGGGGATTTATCTGATAGATTAAAAGATTATGGTTATGACGTGTATTCTACCGATTTAGTTTATAGAGGTTATGGCAAAGGCGGAATTAATTTTCTTACATATAGCGGAACTTGGGAGGGAGATATACTAACTAATCCACCATATAAATATGCAAAAGAGTTTATTGAACATGCAATGGAGATAATTCCTAAAGGTCGTAGAGTATTTATGTTTTTAAAAGTACAGTTTCTTGAAGGTAAGGCTCGTAGAAAATTATTTGAAAAATATCCGCCTAAATGTGTCTATGTATCAAGCAGCCGAATTCTTTGTGCAAAGAACGCAATGTTTGATGAGATGAAAGCTGGCGGTGGTAGTGCGGTGGCTTATGCGTGGTTTGAGTTTGAGAAAGGATATAAAGGAAAGAGTGAATTGAAATGGATAAATTAAGGGAGAAATTATATAAAGAAATGGAGAGTTGGGTTAGTGATTTGGTCGCTAACTCCGACTTGCCAAAACGTGAATTATTATCAGCTTATGCATATGAATATTGCATTAAGGACGAGATCATTGATTTTTTCGTTGGCTGCAATGATGAAGAATGGAATGATTATTATAATGACCTACTTCAAAAAGACAACACATTGGAATATCTATACGGAGAATATATGGAATGTGACACAGCTAATATACAAGATGTCATTATTGATTTTATGTATTTTGATAAGGGATATTATGAATTTGTAAAATAAAAATAGAAGGAGAATATTAATATGGATAATTTAATATCATCAGATATTTTGTGGTCAGCACAAGAAGCAAAGCGGATGACGAAAGAAAGTATTAAAAATTTCAATAGTCAACAACTATCGGATATTTCACAAAAGATTACAAATGCAATTACTGATGGGGATTTTGCTATTGAATATAAAGACGATTTAGATGGTAAAACATACAAAAAATTAAAAGAACTTGGTTATAAAATCGACTTGATATCGTTAGTTCCTAAAATCTGTAGTATCAGTTGGTTGTAAAACAAATGAAAGTTCGGTTTCAAAGCGATAAAAGAGGAGGAATTCAACAAATAATGAATTACGATTTTGAGGGAAAAGAAAATGCAATTACGGCAGAGCACTTAAAGAACGGTGAAATTTGTAAAATTGTTGGATATGGACAATCTATGACACCTATTCTTAAATCCGGTCAGCCTGTAATTTGTAAACCAGTGACTAAAGATACACTACTAAAGAAAAACGATATTGTGCTATGCAAGGTCAAGGGAAATTATTATTTACATAAAATTTCTGCTATCAAAAATGGTGTTAGTTATCAAATATCTAACAATCATGGACATGTGAATGGAACAATTAATAAAAACAATATCTTTGGAATTGTGGTAGAAATATTATAACGAAGAAAAGGAGAATGTTTAATTATGGAAACAGTTTATGTGGTTATGGGGCTTCATCCGAGCCATAGAGTGAATGAAATAAACGCCGTATTCAAAGAGAAGAAGAAAGCTGAAGAATATTGTTTCCGTCATATTAATTGTAACATTAAAGAATATAGTTACAGTGATGATAAAACTTATACACCTCTTGAGAGAGTGATTATAGAAGGCGAAATTAATGAACGTGCACTTCCTAATTGTACATTTGAGCATCTGACCAAAGAAGATGCTGGTTACAAAAGTGAGGAATTTGTATGTGTTTTTCATAGATGGGGAGACTCTTGCTTTAAATTTCAAATAAACAAAATACTTCCTGACAATTATAATGAAGAAATAGAAAAATTAAAATATGCACAAATATTACAAGATGTTATAAATAATAGTAAGGCAGAGCTAAAAGGAATTCCGTTAGATGGTTTTGGACAAATGATTAGAATCCCTGATTTAATTGTGTCCAAATTAGAGAAGATTATTGCTGAAAAGTTTAATGTGAAAATTAAAGATTAAATAACGAAACTTCCGTTTCAAAAAAAGGAGAATGTATTATATGAAATATTCAGTGGAAATAGGCTTGAATGGAATAATTACGCAGTCTTTAGAGGGGGTAGGTTTCCCCAATCAAACAATAAGTATCTCAACAGAATATCCAGGTACAAAGATAGGACGTGGTTTGTCAGATAATATAAAGCAAATTGCAAAAGATTTTAATGTAGAACATTATGGTAGCTTATGTAATCAAAATATATACAAGATTCTAAGAAAAACAATTAATGAGTGGTTATTGAAATTAGAAACAGAAGTGATGCAATTAGAAGAACCAGAAAATACGAATGAAGAAGAGAACAAGTAGAAAGATGGAGGCGGAAAATGGGAATTTTAGATGTAGTGGCAATAATTTTTATTATTTTGAAAATACTTGGGTTAATACAGTGGTCATGGTTATGGGTACTTAGTCCAATTTGGATAATAGGTATTTTGGCTATTATAAATAGCATTTTTAAAGATATATAAATAAGGAGAATACATAAAATGAAATTTGAAAATACATCAGTAATGAACTTCGAAAACAGTTTTAGAGGTTTAAGAAATCCACTTGAATCGTGGAGAAAGAATGATACGGTTGAAGAAAACGGTAAAGTTATAATCGGCGAAAACGATTTGAATCTTGCGCAAAGACTTATAAAATCGGGCAGTGAACACAGAAAATTTATGCGTCAGATTTTTGTGTCGGTTGATATTACTGCTCCGCTTTATTGGTGGAAAGAATTTGATACGTATAAGGTCGGTACAACCGCGAACAGTACATCGACAATGCACAAACTTGCGTCAACACCTATTACCGCCGAGTGCTTTGAAATTGACGATTATAATGCGGA